TGGCGAGGGAACTCCAGAACTTGACTATGGATCTGCTAGATTTGTTTCACTCAATGGTACTTATACAGGAACACTGTCCGATGTTAAGAGATCATTCGGTCTCTTCAATGGTGGAAGACCAATTTTTGTCCGTTCCTTTAACGCTTCGGAAGAGACAATCGTAGATGTAGATAATAACAAAATTATCATTCCTGATCACTTCTATGTAACTGGTGAGAAACTTACTTATGATCCAGCTGGAGTTGGTAATACTGGCGCTATTGGCATTGCAACCACTACGATCGCTGGTGTTTCTACAAACATCATGCCACTTGAAGTGTTTGCTGTAAAAGTTGACGATCGCTCCATCAGAGTTGCTGCTTCTGCAACGGATGCTCTGGCATCATCCCCAACAGTTTTAGATTTGACAAGTGTTGGTATTGGAACATCTCACACATTTGTAACAACAAACCAGAACTCAAGAGTTCTTCTGACTCTTGATAATAACATTCAAGCGCCAATTGTTGCTACTGGTGTTACTAATGTCTTGATTGAGAATATGAACCTGACACAATCTCAAATGAAGTTGTCTGGTATTACATCCATCTTTGGTGCTGATCTTATCAGAATTGATGATGAGATTGTTAGGGTCAACTCTGTTGGTGTTGGTAGCACTAACATCTTCCTAGTAACTCGTGCTTGGATGGGAACTGCCAACCAAGTTCATGGTAGCGGATCAACAGTTGAAAAACTGATTGGTGACTTTAACATTGTTGGCAATACTCTCAACTTCGTTGAAGCACCCATTGGTCAGACTCCTCAAGAAGTTCCTGATGATCCAAATCAGACAGATTACAGTGGTATCCAAACGTCATCTACATTTACTGGTAGATCTTTCATCAGAAGTGGTGTAACTGGTTCTGGAGACCACACTTATGAAGATAACTACATCTTCGATAGTTTGACTCGTAATTTTGACGGTGTTACCAGAACGTTTACACTTACATCCGAAACTGAGAATGTATCTGGAATCGCAACCAATAATGCTGCAATCGTTGTAAACCAAGTCTTCCAGAAACCTGGAATCTTGAATGATTACACTCTTGAAGAGTCCTCTGGAATCACAAGTATCACTTTCTCTGGATACGGAGCATCTGTTGGATACGATCCCAATGTCAGTGCAATTCCTGTTGGTGGTGTGATTGCTGCTGTTGGATCTACTAGAGGATTTGGATATCAACCACTCATCAGTGCTGGCGCAACAGCAGTCATCTCTGGTTTTGGAACAGTCTCCTTCATCTCTATTGGAAATAGTGGATCTGGTTATAGAAGTGGAATTCAAACATTCTACAATCAAGATTATGCTGATGTTCCTGTAAATGTGGGTGTTAGAACTTCTGATCTCGACACTGCTGAAGTCCTTGCGATTGGAACTGCTACCATCTCTGGTGGATTTATTTCTACCGTAACATTTGATGCTACCTACAGTGCTGGTACTGGATATACATTTACAAATCCACCTATCGTTATTATTGATGCTCCTCAGAGATACTCAAATCTTCCACTGATCTATAGTTCTGAAAGCACTGGTAGAAACATTGGTACTAATGCCACTGCCACCATTGTTGTTGGACAAGGATCTTCAATTATTGAATTTGAAATCACTAATAATGGATATGGATATGATGTTGATGAGGTCTTGACAGTCGATACTTCATCTATCGCTGGTGTCAATACTGATACCACTGCTGGAAATGACTTTAGGGAGTTCCAAATCACAGTTGAAAATGTTGAATCTGACTCCTTTACTGGATGGCACTTCGGTCAACTTGACGCACTTGATAATATTGACGATGAATTTGACGGAACAACTCAAGTATTCAACTTGAGAAAAGATGATATTCCATTCTCCATTATTGCTAAGAGAGGTTCTTTGATTGATGTTAGACAGACTTTGATTATCTTTATCAATGATATTCTGCAAGAACCAAATGCAGCATACATCTTCAACGGTGGTTCTCAGGTTAGATTTACTGAGGCACCTATTGCTGGAGACACCTGCAGAATTCTCTTCTATAAGGGAACTGGTGATGTTGACGTTGTTGACAGAGACATTGAAGAGACTGTTAAGGTTGGCGATACGATTCGTCTCCTCAACAGACCAACAATTGATAAGGAAAGAATCTTTGACCAGGATGCCAGAGTTATTACTGGTATTCAAACTGTTGATACCGTCAACACAACTCCTTACAGTGGTGTTGGTATTTCAACTGATAATAGATTTGAGAGACCTATTACATGGTGTAAGCAACAGACTGACTTGTTCGTAAATGGAACTTACATCACTAAAGACAGAGATCTCTATGACTCCAGAATCCAACCTGCTGCTCATCTTCTGAAGAACATTGGAATTGGTAACACTACTGTCATTTATGTTGACAGTGTTCATACTATCTTCGATGATTATAATGAGAATCTCCCAGACAGCAAACAAGACATATTTGTTGTTGAGCAAGATGAGCGTGTTGCTGCTGCAGCAACTGCAATCATCTCTGGATTTGGAACTGTTCTCTCGCTCGATATTACAAGTGGTGGATCTGGATATGTAAATACTCCTTCTGTCAGCATCGCAGCTGCAGCAGGATTGGGAACCACAACTCGTGCTCAAGCAACGGCAACCATCTCAAATGGAAGTGTCTCTGCTATCACAATGACATCTCCTGGAACTGGATATACGTTCAAGCAACTGCCTCCAATTCTGATCGAAGCAGATAACTTGAAGAGAGAGAAGGTTACTTCTGTTGAGTATCAAGGTGACTTTGGTATTGTATCTGGTATTGGTTCAACTTCGGTAGGCGTTGCTACAACTGGTATTACATTTGATCTCCTGATCCCGAATGGTTCTGTTCTCAGACAATCTGATGTGACAGGTCCACTTGGAATCACAACAATCTCTGGTATTACTACGGGTCAATATTTTGTTATCACTGGAACTGCTAGCACAGACATCACTGGATTTGGTTACACCTCTTACGACAGAGAGGGTGGAAGAATTGGTATCGGAACCACTGGACTTGACAACGTATATCAAGTTATTGATTACACTGATGTCTTTGATTATGCTGTTGGATTTGGTTCTGGTGTTGGTGTTGGATCAACATACTTCAGAAGAGTCACCGCTAGTGTGAATACATATGATGGTATTGTTGGATTTGGTTCTTCTGCATCATTCGGTAAGTTCTCTTGGGGCGCGATTACAAACTTCTCAAGACCAGATGAACAAGCATTTACAGCATATCTTGATAATGGTGTGACAGGTCTCTCTACTGGACCAAGAATCCAGAGAGTACAACCACTTAAATCTTCTAATTATCTAACATAAATAAATCAACAAGAACTGCTCTTCTTCGCATTAGCATAATGTCCGCAATTATCACTGATCAATTAAGGATCTTGAATGCTAGTAATTTCGTGGCTGGGGTCGGCACCACTACGAACAATTACTATGCATTCATTGGTCTACCAAACCCAACAGAACTTCTCTCTGATTGGGACACTGAACCTCCAGCTCCTATCGATTCTTTCGATGAGGAGAATGATATCTGGGATACTATGATTGCTCTCAAGAAAATTGAGGGTAGTGATACCAGACAAATTGTCAGAAAAATCTCATGGTCTAGTGGCACGACCTATGAGATGTATCGTCACGACTATAGTAGAAATAATCCGTCTCCAATCACTGGTGCCACTAACCTGTATGATTCGGACTTCTATGTGATGAACTCTGATTTCAGAGTTTATATTTGTTTGAGTAACGGAGTTTCTCCAGAAAATCCAGATGGTAGACCATCTCTTGATGAACCGACTTTCACAGATCTCGAACCACGTTCAGCGGGCAGCAGTGGTGATGGATATATTTGGAAGTATCTGTTCACAATTTCTCCTTCAGAGATTGTAAAGTTTGAGTCTTCTAGTTACATTCCTCTTCCATCTGACTGGTTTAACAATAACTCCACAGAATCTATCAGAGAAAACGCTGCTTCAAGCGGACAAATCAAAGTGGTTACTATCACTGATAGAGGAGCTGGTTACGGAACTGCCACATCATATTCCAATGTCCCTGTCAAGGGAGATGGAAATGGTGCCACGGCAACTGTGACTGTGAATGCTGATGGCAAAATTGAAGCAGTTGATATTGAGAAAGGAGGAAGCAACTATACTTTCGGAACTCTCGACCTTGATGATGTGGGACTGACAAACTCAATCAGTCCAGCAAACTTCAACGTAATCATTCCTCCACAGGGGAATCATGGGTCTGACATTTATAGAGAACTTGGTGGAAACCGAGTCATGCTCTATGCAAGAATGGACAACGATGACACAAACCCTGACTTTATCACTGGAAACCAATTTGCCAGGGTTGGTGTTGTAAAAGATCCTCTGGCATATGATTCAGTTGACATTCTTACTCAGTCTAGAGCAACTGCTGTTGGTGCCTTGAAGGTAACTGCTCAGAACATTGCTGACATCAACTTTGTTCCTGACGCGGTTATCACGCAGACTATTGGTCTTGGTTCTACTGCTGTTGGTAGAGTTATCTCATGGGATAGTACCACAGGTGTTATCAAATATTGGCAAGATAGAACTTTAGGAATCGCCCAAACTGCTGGAGAACTTCCTGAGTTTGGCAATACACTTTTAAGATTCCAAAATTCACTGACTGATGATACAAACGGCGATTTTGCTGTTGATGGTGGAACGGCAACAGTTGCCATTGATACGGCGTTTAGTGGTATCACAACCACGATAAATAATCGTACTTACAATCTTGGACAAACCTTTGAACTTGGTGTATCAAATCCAGAAGTACGAAAGTACACAGGCGATGTCATTTATGTGGATAACAGACCTCAGGTAACTAGGTCGGTTAACCAAAAGGAAGATATCAAAGTCATTTTAGAATTCTAAAGAAATGCCCCTAAGAACGAACCTCAACTACAATCCATATTTTGACGACTTTGATCCCGATGATAAGTTTTATCGGGTTCTTTTCAAGCCAGCGCATCCAGTTCAGGCGCGTGAATTGAACAATGTGCAGTCTATGCTGCAAAACCAAATTGAACAATTTGGTAATCATTTCTTTAAGGAAGGTTCCAAGGTTATTCCTGGAAACGTTTCTTACAATAATGGATATACCGCACTCCAGATTGAATCTGACTTCAATGGAGTAGATGTTGAAACCTACTTAGAACAGTTAGACGAACTTAAGATCAAGGGGGCTACGTCTACTGTTGAGGCTGAGGTTGTTGATTTCTTATTTGCTGAGTCGTCTGACAGGGGTGTAACGACTCTCTACGTTAAGATGGAAGATGATGGTGATGATGACGAGGGAAATAATCAGGCATTTAAGGATGGAGAAAATCTCATCCTTGCAGAAGATAGTATTGAATATGCTGGCAACGTAATTCCAGTTGGATCACCGTTTGCTAAACTTATTGCTAACAACGCTGTAGAGACTGGTTCTGCAGTTGAGGTTCAAGATGGTGTATATTTTGTCAGAGGACACTTCATTGATGTTGACGAACAGTCAATCATCCTTGAACAATATTCAAATGATGGATCTCATAGGGTTGGTCTCTTCATTGAAGAAGAGATTATCACTGCCTATGATGATGAGTCTCTGCTCGATAATGCTCAGGGATTCAACAACTATGCTGCTCCTGGTGCTGATAGACTGAGAATCGAAGCGACTCTCGGTAGAAAGGACATTGACGATTTCGACGATGCAAACTTCGTCGAATTGATGCGAATCAAAGAAGGCGAGGTTCAAGAATTCCAAGCCGAAAACCCGATGTATAAACACATTCGGGATGAGATGGCTCGTAGAACCTACGATGAAAGTGGGAACTATTATGTCAAAGCGTTTGACTTTGAAGTAGAAGAGTCTTTAAATGACTTCAAAGGCAACGATGGTGTATTTGACCCCAATGAAGAAACTGATGAGGGGGCAACTCCTACCGATGACCTTATGGTCTATGAACTCGGTCAAGGAAAGGCATATGTAAAAGGATATGAAATTGAGAAATTAAGCACTAGTAATATTGATGTCAACAAACCAAGAGATACTTCTACCGTAGATATTGAGCAAGTTACTATTGATGTTGGACCTGTATTGAAGGTTCATAATGTTTATGGAGCACCAGTAGTAGGATTTGGAACCACCATCACACTTCAGTTCCGTGATGATCTTGTTGGTTCTGTTAGTACAACTGCCTCTGGTAATGTCATTGGTGAAGCTCGTGTATATGACTATCACCTCCTTGATGGAATTCACGAAGACCAGACCACTCAATATGCTCTGCGTCTTTATGATATTGATAACTACGCCAAAGTTACGTTCCAAGGCACCTTAGAGGATCTTCCCATTAAGGATGGAACACACATTGAGGGTGAGCAAAGTGGTGCTAATGGATTCGTAGTTGGTCCTGTTGGCGTAACCACCACTGGAATCTCCACGATTACGATCAGACATGCTGAAGGAACATTCAAAGTAGGTGAGACTATTGAGATTGATGGAGAAGACAATGCTCTGACTGTCTCCATGTTTGAGAATCTCAGCATTAACAAAGCAAAATCAGTATTCCAAGGTTCATCTGTTGGAATTAATACATTCAATGCTGACTTGGTTCTTGGTTCTGCAAAACTTTTTGTTGGAGAAGACTATACCATCTCCGCAGAATCTGGTGGAATTTCGACTATCGTATCTCCAAAACCAGTTGGAATTGCAACCGCAGGAACTTCTCTTGCATTTAAGTTAGAAGGAAATTCCGATCCTACCCTCGTTAATGTTGTTGGAACTTCTAAATCAGAAGCTGGTGTATATAAGATTGAAATTAGTGGAATCACTACTGTCAGAAAAATCTTTGAGGGTGGTCTGCCACAAGCACAAACTAAGATCACACAACTAATTGCTCCAAGAGCAGATTATGAACCAAAGGATGAAAACACTCTTTACGAAATTCTTCATAAGTCTCCAGCGACTAACATTCAACTGAATGGCTCTGATATCTTTATTAGAAAGTTCTTCAATGGAGTCTCTGTTGCTGAAAACGCAGCAGCATTGCCTCAGGCAGAGAATGACTTCTTCTATCAACCATTCCAGAATGATAGATATGTTCTCGCATATTCTGACGGTAGTATTCAACCACTGGCAAGAGGAAATGTATCCATCTCCACTGACGGAAAGGATGTAACTCTGGTTGGTCTCTCTAAGACTACAGACTCCAATGCCATTGCATTTGCCACTCAAAAGAAATTTAATATCAAGGCTAAGAAGAAGATCTTCAACCCCGTCAATATCCTGACGATCAACAGATCTAGCAATCCTTCTTCTGGTATTGGTAGTACCACTTTGAATGATGGATTGATCTATGATCCTAACTATGCATATGGTACTAGAGTACAGGATGATAGAATTTGTCTTCTGAAACCAGATATTGTTGACATTTATGCTGTCATTGAGTCGAACGACGCTGATGATCCTGATCTGCCTAAGGTTGAGTTTGATAGTCTGAATGGACCTAGCAGTGATACCAGCGATCTAATCGTTGGAGAAGAACTATTTGGTGAGACTAGTGAAGAAGTCGCTTTAGTTGTTAGAATTGATAGTTCTACAGAAATCAGAGTAGTTATGCTCTCTGATGGCGAACTCCGTGATGGTGAGCAAATTACAGGAAGTAAGTCTGGTGTTCGTGGTGCTGTCAAGGACTTCACCAAAGGATCCAAGGACATTAAAGATTCATATAAACTTGATAGTGGTCGTAGAAGAGACTTCATGAACTACGGTGTTCTTGAACGAGTAGAGAACAAAGCAGATGATGAAGAAGCAACTGGTGGTCAGGCTCAAAGAGGGATGTCAATCCCAGACAACCGTCTGACAATTATCTTCTCTACGTTTGATATTGAAGAGGGTGACACTGGAGAACTCATCACTGCATCCAGTTATGCTGAAGAGTTCTACAAAGAAGAAGTTGGATTTACTCAAGACGTAAGACAGTGCGACATCATTGACTATCGTCCTAGAGTCGGTGCATATGATTTGTCTAGCACACTGTCTCCTCTTGATCAGAAGAGCAGGAACTTTGCAGTCGCTGGACTTTCTGCTCCTAACATTCTGGTGTCCGATGAGCAGATTCAAGTCACCTATGACTATTATCTGTCTAGAATTGATAGATTGTATCTCACCCCAGATGGTGACTTCCAAGTCATTAAGGGTCAGTCTGCTGAAGATCCAGAACTCCCAGAGGGTCTTGATGATGGATCAATGGAAATCGCGTCTATTGGTCTCCCAGCATACCTGTTTGATGTAGACGACGCTAAGATTACTCTGTCTGAGCATAAGCGTTATACCATGAAGGATATCGCTGAACTTGAGCGTAGAATTAAGAATCTTGAATATTATTACAAACTGCTCATGGAAGAGCAGGAGGCGATGAATCTTAAGATCACGTCTCTTATCAAGGCAGACTCTGATGATCCGTCTGGTGGTGGAGAGAAAGATCAAACTGCACCAGCGGTTGAAAGACCAAAGGCAGGTGTTATCGTAGACTCTTTCCAAGATTTCTTAACTGCTGATCAGGAAGATCCAGAGTTCAAGTGTGCTATTGACAAGGAAGAAGGTGAACTGAGACCTAAGCACTTCACCAGAATTCTTCCTCTCCAGTTGGCACAAGATGGTATCATTCTGGATGAGGATGATAGCGATGATGCCTCTGATAAGAATGATATCAAAGTTGTTGACTTCGATGATACTGATGATGGAGATACTCCAGAGGGTCTGAGAAGAACTGGCGATGTTCTGACGCTTGACTATCAAGAAGTTGAGTACATGAGCAATCCGTTTGCTACCAGAACTGTTAGAATCAATCCATTTAGAATCACTTACTGGTTCGGTAGATTGAGAGTATGGCCTAGAACTGACAACTGGGTATCAACCAAGAGATTCAAGGTCAGAAATGCTGATCTCTACGGTGACTTTAGAGCACAGAGACTTCTTATCGGAATCGGTGCTCAAATGGGTTACAATGAAATCATTTGGGGATCCTGGTTGGATGAACTGATTGGTCGTCGTCGTAGATTTGGTAGAAGAATCAGAACCATTGGTGGTAGAAAAGGATATAGAAGAAGAGTTCCGAAGTGGTGGAACGAAAGAAGAGGTAACATTGGTAGAATTGCCAGAAAAGCAATTCGTAGAGCACGCAAGAGAGCAATCATCAGAACTGGAATCGCAGCATTCCGTGCCAGAAAGGCTCTGCGTGGTGCTATTGCTAGAAACCTTAGCAATATTGAGGATAAGTATTTGGCATCAGGGTCAGGTACGAGATACATTCGGAGCAGGAACTTCCGTCTGAGAGGATCTCGTATGAGACCCAGAGCAAGAGTCTGGTGCTATATCAATGATAAGCAGATGACTGGATTCACAACTCCAAAACTCCTCAGAATCAGAATGAGAAGAGGTGTATTCAGAGTTGGTGAAAGAGTCGTCGGTTACATGCCACGTCGTAGAAGAAGATGGGGTTGGCCTAGAAGACACGCTAAGATTGTCTTCAGAGTGGCACATCCTAGACATAGATATGGAAACATCAGAACGGGTCAAACTCGTAGATGGAGACGTAATCCTAATCAGAGAGGAAGAAAGTACAAACTGGGTCTTACTTACAGGAGAACTGGTTATGGAAGAAACAGAATTATTCCTAAGAGATATACTTCTTCTTCCCGTTTCCTGAACGTTGACTTAGGAACTCTGTCAAACAGCAGAAACCCAAGATACTATGGTTACATCGCTCCTGGAATGGTTCTTCGTGGTCAGTCTTCTGGTGCTATTGCCAAAGTTGTACATAGAAGACTCAAGGTCAGAAGAGGTGGTGTGATTGACCTGTCTGTCTTTATTCCTAACCCAAGATGGAGACCTAGAAAGTTCAAGTCTGGTCTGGTTGAATTCAGACTGTCTTCTAACAGAAGAAACAGATGGAGAAGAAGACCAAGAACTGAGGCAGTGCATACTGTTCTGTGCGATGGTGCAGTGAATAAGGTCACTCCAGTAGGAACTGGTTTGTATCCGTTCATTAGATATCGTGCAAGGTGGTATAACGGAATCTTTGTTGGTAGACATAGAGCTGCTTACAAGATTGCTAGAAAATCGCTCAGAAGGCAGATCAACCTGTTGACTGGTAACGCTGCTAACCCGAATACGTTTGGAGTTGGTGGTAGAGGTCAGAAAGCAAGAATCAGAAATAGAATTCTTGCCCAAAGAGTTGCCAGAAGAGCAGGTCAAATTCTCTATCGTTCTGCTATCAGAGCAGAAAGAAGAAGAGCTGCGATTAGCAGAAGACTTATCAAGAGAGGTTATCTCAGAGATCCTCTGGCACAAACATTCACTATTGATGAGCAACCAGGAATCTTTGTAACTAAGTTCGATCTCTACTTCCAGAGAAAGGACAAGAGATTCAGTGTTACTGCTGAACTCCGCACCTGTGAAAATGGTATTCCAACTGACATCGTTGTCCCTGGAACCAGAGTCGAGATTCCACCCGATGATATTCGCAGATCTCGCTACGCTAGAAACAAAACTGAAGTTGACTTTGAAGAACCAGTATTCCTGGAAGGTGGTAAAGAGTACGCTCTCGTCCTCGATACCGACTCTAGAAGATACAGAGTTTGGATCTCAAGAATGGGTGAGATCGACGTTACCATTAGAGATGATGAAGTCCTCAGAGACCGTAGAGGCAGATCTATCTTTGTAAGAACTGCTGGTTATGTTGATTACACTAGACTTAATCGCCGCGAAAGAAGAAGACTTGGTGCTTCTCGTGCCGCTGCAACTCAAGAGAGAGGTGAATTTGTAGATAGACTCAGAAGAGTTCGTAACCGTCGTGGTCCTGGCGGCATCACAGCAAGAGTTGTTGAAGATGCTGGCAGAAGAGACATCGCAAGAGGTGCTGAGTTCCGTGTTCGCGGTCGTTTGGTCGAGACCAGAAGAGGTCTTAGATTGAGACTTGAGAGAAGAGGAACTGGTCGTAGAAGAAGAGTCTATCTGAGAGCAATCCGTCGTGTTAACCGTCGTAAGGTTTCACAACAACCGCTGTCAGGACAGCTCTTTAGATCACAAGCAGCAGGAATGTGGACACCTAGCAGATTGGAAGATCTGAAGTGGACTCTCTATAGAGCACAATTTGATACTAGCAATCCTAGAACTGCTACTTTCTATAACACTCCATTGAATAGAGGAAACAGAGGTATTGTCTCTCTGGACAAGAACCCAATCAGAACTCTTCATGCAGCAGGTAAGATTGTTCTCTCACAACCACTGTCTGGAATTGAAACTGGTTTCCTGAAGCGCGGTGTTGTTATCAAGCAACCAGCGAATCCAAACTTCAGAGCAGTTATTCATAGAGTTGAATCTGGCGTAATTGAAAGTGATGCTGCTATCACTATCGTTAAGGCAGGTGTTGGATTTACTCCAACATCAGGTGTTGCCACCTTCGTTGGTGTTGCCTTTACTACCCTCAACGCATGGGGAATTAGACATAGGCAGGGAGAACAACTTGTCGGTGATGTAACGGTCACTGACGGTTCTATCACTAATATTGATGTTACTGCTGGTGGCAGAGATTGGCAGAAGAACGAACTGGTTGGTATTTCTTCTATCGGTGGTCTCGGTGATGGGCAGATTGGTAGAGACTTCTTGGGTCGTGTTACTGGAATTAGTTCTGGAATCGTTCTCAGAGTTGGAGATGTCTATGGCATCCCAGAAACTGGTGCTACTGGATCTGCATCCTCTCTGTCATTCAGAACTCCTGTCGGTATCATGAGTGCTCTTGCGACTGGCATTGCTGTCTCAGCATTTAATAACTACAGATACTGGGGTGGTGAAACTATGAGAGTATATGCCAGAAATCATGGCATGTACGATAGAGACAATAGAGTAAGACTCCGTGGAATTGATCCTGACAGCAGACCAAGAAAGATCAGATTTGATGTTGACTCAATTGGTAAGGATGATATTACCGTACAAGGTAGTATGAATATCTTCAACACATTTGAAAGAGTTGGCGTTAGCACAACTAACCCTGGTTATGTATTGATTGGTGATGAGGTTATTGAATATACTGGTGTTGACGGTCAGAAGTTGGTTGGCATCACCGCTCGCGCTATGGATTATACCAGAAGAGACTATCATGAGGCAGGTGAGGAAATTTACAAGTATGAACTTGATGGTATCTCTCTGAGAAGAATCAATACTGAGCATGATCTGATTCCGAATCAATATTCAAGAAGTCAACGTGAGTCAACCAGACTCAGATCTGACCATAACTGGTTTGACATTGATATTGATCTTGAGAAGAAGGGTATTGACAGAACTGGTAATACCAGTCTCCCAAGACTCACTTTCAGAAAAGGTAAGAGATGTGGCGGAGAAGATGGAGTTCTGACTCAGAACTGGACTTACTCTTCTATCACTCCAAACTTCCATAACCTCGTATTCCCGAATACTAAGATTAGTGGAAGAATGAGATCTGTTACTGCCACAAGTATTGATGGTAGAGAGAACTCATTCGATGATGCTGGTTATCAACCAATTGAATGGGGTACGATCAACGAGTTGGATACTCTCAGAATGATTCCTTCCAGACTGAATGAGGTTCGTCAACTTGATTCAACCGTATTCCCAGGTAAGAGATCATTCACAATGGATGTGACTCTGGAGAGTGCTGATGACAAACTGTCACCAGTCATTGACCTGGATAGAGCATCTGTTGTTCTTACTGACAATATTATCAACAGACCTTATGGCAACAGATACGCTGGTAACAAGCGTGTCTTCAAAGGAAAGGGTCGTGATTCTCATGAATTCATCTATGTAAGTAAGGCTCTTGATCTCCCAACCAGTGCCACCGCACTTCAAGTCAGACTTGAGGCATACTTCCCGCCGAGAGCAGACATCAGAATGGCATACAACATTCTCAGTGCTGGCAATGAAGACAATGGTCTTTACACTCTGTTCCCTGGATATAAGAACCTCGACTCCAAGGGCAATATCATTGACGAGGCAAGAAATGATGGAAGACCAGACAAGCGTGTTGCTAGATCTGAGAAAGATGAGTTCCAAGCAATGAAGTTTAGCGTTGACAATCAGGCACCATTTACTCAGTTCAAGATTAAGATTATGTGTTCTTCGACTAACCAGGCAGATCCTCCAAGACTCACTGGTCTGAAAATTATCGCTCTGGTGTAACTCATGAAAGATGAATCTTTTGAATACGAACCCATTGAAAATGTAGAAAATTGGGGGAGAGACCCGAGAACGGGTCTCTTATGTAACTTCGATGAAGATGCAATTGAAGAATATAGAGAATGGAGAGCTGCCATGGAAGAAGCTTCTGTGGCAAGAGGTGAAAGAGCTAGACAGCAAAAGAGAGAGCAGCAAGCAATTAAACATGATGTTGACTCTCTCAAAGATGATGTTACTGAAATCAAATCTTTATTAAAAGATCTAGTACAAGGACTAAAGAACGATGTCTAGTAGAACAATCACATTTGATACGGCATCAGATGCGGTTCCAAACGCAAATCTGGTGATTAATACTGGTGCGAGTTTTGAAAATACTTTTACTGTAAACACTCCTGCTGGATCTGCTTTTGATCTTACGGGATATAGTGGTTCTGCACAAGTCGCTAAACATGTTGGGGCAGCTGCCACCGCAACATTTACTGTA